AAAACCAATTTGATGCCTTAGTTAGTTACACTTATAATACAGGAGGGAGTTCTACGCTTTTTAGATACATAAATACTTATCAGGGGTTAGACAAAATTTATCAATGGTTTACGACGAAATACATAACAGCAGACGGGGTAGCTTTACGAGGTTTAGTGTTAAGGAGAAAATCAGAAGCGGATTTATTTTTTACTAAATGAAAAAATTAACCATTTTACTCTTATTTATTTTGTTAGGATGCGGTGTTAGACGTACCGAGCAAACAAAATCGATAGATAAATTAAATTCAGAAAGTTTTAAGGCTTCATCTGATTTTTTAAATTACAAAAACGCTGATTTTAATTTTGCTTATAATAAAGTATATACATATATTAAAGAGCCTACGCAGTACGGGATTAAAGAAACGTTTACCCAAAAAAATGAATCTGTTAATAATATAAAATACATTGAAGTAGCAAGGTATATAGATTCTGTTCGCTATATTAATATCACAACTTACAAGAGTAATAAAATAAAAAAAACACAAAACGAGGGTGTTTCTAGTTGGGTTTGGATTGTAGCTATTATAAGCGTTATTACGGGCTTATATTTATATTTAATAAAATCAAAATGGCATAATGAATTAATATCGAGAACAATATCTATATTTAGTAAAAAATAAAACAAATAAAAACATTCTTTTTTATAAGAAATTTTATATATTTGACAAACCAAAAAATGTAAAATTTATGAAAAACAATAAAAGGCGTTATCGTTTAAATGATCTGCAAGCTAATTTTTTAGGATTAAAATTAAAGAAAATTAACAGATATACTTTAAGCGAACAACAAGAGAATTTACATTTAAATACTATTCTTTCTGGTTATGTTACATCAGAAAAATCAGTTGATTTAAAAGAATCTATAAAACAAAATAATGTTTTAGTTATTGGAGATTTGCATCAACCCTTCACTTTAAAAGGTTATTTAGAACATTGTATCGAAACTTATTTTAAGTATAAATGCGATACAGTTGTATTTATAGGCGACCTTATAGACTCGCACTTTGCATCATACCACGAAACAAGTACGGAGGCTTTAGGTGCAGACCAAGAATTAGATTTATCAATTAAAGGAATAAGAAAATGGTATAAGGCGTTTCCTAAAGCTACAGTTATAATAGGTAATCACGATAGACTTGTAATGCGCAAAGCAAATACAGGAGGTATATCAGCTAAATGGATAAGACCATACAACGAAGTTTTAGAAGTGCCTAATTGGTTATTTACTAATAGAATAGTTATTGATAACGTTCAATATATACACGGGGAATCTGGTAGAGCATCAAAGAAAGCTAAGGATGATATGATAAGCACTGTGCAAGGTCATAGACATACAGAAATGTTTGTTGAGTGGATTGTAGGCTATAAGCAAAAGATTTTTGGTTGTGCAGTTGGTTGTGGCGTTGACAATACTAAATATGGAATGTATTACGCCTCTGCTTTTAAGAAACCAGCGATAGGATGTGCGGTTATTGAAAAAGGATTAATAGCTACTAACGTACCAATGGAATTATAATTAATAAACATAAAAAAAACAAACCCACTAATTAATTTTAGTGGGTTTTTTAATTATATCCAAAGGCAACTATTCTATTTTAATATAACATTTAAGTTGTTTATGCATATACTTAAAATAAATTAAATCTTAAATTTTTGTTAAATTACTTAATAAAAGTATTGTTTAAATTAACTTTTAAATTATCTTTACACCATAAAAATATATAATTATGGAGCAGTTGACAATTAGTTACGAAGGTTTAGACTTTACGGTTTGGGGTTATTACACAAAAGAATATAGACCTATATCTTATTATGAAAGACCAGAAGATTCAGAGTTTGACATTAGAGAAGTATATTTATCAAACGATAACATTATCGAATTATTAAAAGAAAATGTTGTAGATACACTGCAGGAATTAGCATTAGAACAATTAGATAACAAATAACATGAGCGAAGTAGAAAAATTTTACGATTGGTTAATAAAATGTAAAAATGTTTATTTAAGCGACAATACTAAAATTAATAATTCGTTCTTAATAATTTTAAAAAATGGAAAGTAATAGAGAGGTTTTTTTAAAAATGAGCGAAGAACACTATATGGATATTCCTTCGCTAACTAGAGAGATGTTTTTAACTTCAAAAAGAATAGATAGTGATACGCATGATTGGCAAGAAAATATGAAAGATTTGTTATTTGAAATGTTATACAAAAAAAAGAAAGAAGTTACTAAGCAATTAGAAGAAAGACAATACGAATTAAGAGAATTAAGATTAACTAAAAAAAAATAAAATGAAAATAAATACACCTTTAGAGATTCAAGAAATAGACTTTAGAGTTCAGTCTATAAACAAGGGCGGATATGCTACTATATTAGCTTATAAAGATGCTAGAGTAGACATGAATAGATTAGATGATGTTTACGGTGTTGAAGGATGGCAAAAAAAGTACGATCTAATTAACGGAAACTTATTTTGTTCAGTCGGTATTTGGTCTGAAAAGCTAAATCAATGGGTATGGAAACAAGACGTAGGAACTGAAAGTGCAGCAGAAAAAGAAAAAGGTCAGGCTTCTGACGCATTTAAAAGAGCTTGTTTTAATTTAGGGATAGGGCGTGAGCTATACGATTATCCTGTAATATCTATTCAGCTTATAAAAGATGTAGAGTGGAAGATTGAGAATGATAGACCCAAACAATTATTTGGATTAAAGTTAAAAGATTGGGAATGGCAAAGTGAATTTGAAGATGATAAATTAATATTTTTATGTGTTTATGATAATAATAAAAAACTAAGATTTCAATTTGGGGAAGCTCCTAAAAATAAACAGCAAATATCTAATGAATTACTTATATCAAACGCTGAGAATTTAGAAAGTTTGGGTAAAATATTTAAATCATTTGACTTGCAAGAGCAGAAAAGATTAACTAAGTTTACAACTGAAAGAAAAAAAGAATTAACAATTAAATAAATAAATTATGGAAGTATTCGGTAAAATTATCGTATTAGGAGAAACAATGACAGTAGGATCTGCTGGAACATTTAAAAAGAGAACAATAGTAATTGAAACTGATGAGCAGTATAAACAAACTATTCCTGTAGACTTTGTACAGGATAAAACAGAAATCCTAAACGCTTATAAAGTAGGCGAAAGCGTGAAAATTGGTATAAACATTAGAGGCAACGAATATAACGGTAAGTATTACGTTTCATTAAACGGATGGAACATTAATAAACATGATACCAATAACTCTTCTCCGAGTGTTAATAAAAAAGAGGCTGTAGATGTTGAAGATGATAGTTTACCTTTTTAGAACTAATAAAATAAATTAAAAACATAATATATGAAATAGTAAATTTAAGCCTTACGATACATTAAATAGGCTGGGTTACGGGGTGGATAGATAAGACAAAAAATGGGTATTTCGTAAACTTATCGGGTCTGGGGTTCGATTCCCTACACTCCTCTAAATTAAAAATTATGAAATATAATAAACAACAAAAAGAATTGTTAAAATCTGTTAACGGTGATTATTTTTGCAAAGGTCGCAAACCTGATCTTCCTAGTCAAATTATAGTAGGAGATTATCATGTAATTGAAAGTAAAATGAATCTTAAAAGTTTTAAAATATGATTCCATTATATACTTGCAAAACCTGCTTAGAAAAGTACGCTTATGAGCAATATAGCATTAATTGCTGTTTGCCTAAATGGCTGGCTTTAAAGGAACTTTATGAGCCTTCGATAGCACAAGCCAAGAAATCTTATTACGAGCGTAAAAGCGAGGTTATAAAGGCAAAAAACAAGGCTTACTATGAAGCTAATAAAGAGAAGGTTAATAAAAGAACATTAGCATTATATTTTAAAAACAAAAAAGTATGAAAAGTAAAAAACCAATAGAGCAAAGATTACAATCTAAAGATTGGAAAAATGACTACAAAAGTCAAGCGATTAAAGTATTAGAATTAGCTAAACAACAAGAAAAAGAAAAAAATGAAAAATAATAAAATAACCCTATATGAACTGAAAAACGATTATATTTATTTGGCTTTAAAATATAAAATATATTACGATAATCTAAAGTGGTATAATTTTAAAAAAAAAAGAGAATATAAACGATTGTATGAATCAGGTTTAAAAATGATAAATACAGTTAATAATATGATAATTGTTATTAAAAAAAAAGAAAAAAATGGAAAATAATATAATAACGTTGTATGAAGGCGATTGTCTTGAATTAATGAAACAAATACCAGATAAATCTATTGACGCCATAATTACAGACCCACCTTACGGTACGACTGCTTGCAAGTGGGATAGTGTTATTCCTTTTGATTTAATGTGGCAACAACTAAACAGAATTATAAAGCCAAACGGTGCAATTGTTTTATTTGGTAGTGAGCCGTTTAGTTCTGCTTTACGAATGAGTAATATTAAAAATTATAAGTATGATTGGATTTGGGAAAAACCTAAAGGAACTGGTTTCTTAAACGCAAAAAAACAACCTTTAAGATATAGTGAATTAATTTCTGTTTTTTATAAAAAACAATGCACTTACAACCCAGAGAAAACAACTGGACATAAACCTTCTAATGTATCAAGTAATAAAAGCATAAAAGAAACAGATGTTTATGGTAAATTTACCAAACAACAAAAAGGAGGACAAACAGATAGATATCCTAAAAACATAATAAAATTAAACAACGTTAATTCGTCTGATGGAATATTACACCCAACACAAAAGCCTGTTTTATTAATGGAATATTTAATTAAAACCTACACAAACGAGAACGAAACAGTTTTAGATTTTACAATGGGTTCAGGAACAACTGGATTTGCTTGTGTAAATACTAAACGTAATTTTATAGGTATTGAAAAAGATGACAATTATTTTAAAATAGCAAAGAAAAGAATAGATCATGCAAAACAACAAGAAAAAGAAAAGTTAAAAAATTATTTGTAATTAATAAAATAGTTGTATATTTGTAATCAGATACTATCTATGGTGGATTTAGTATCATATAAGATTTATAATTGTTAACCTTAATAGGAGTAGAGCCACCATCTCGAAACTATTAAGGTTTTTTTATTTTATAAAATTATGGCAGAAAACAAAAAATCATTTACGGCATATTGCGATTGGAACACTACATTTAATTCTTTGCCGGATGATAAAGCAGGACAATTAATAAAGCATCTTTTGTCTTATGTAAATGATGAAAATCCAGAAACAAATGACTTGCTTATAAACGCAGTTTTTGCAAGTATAAAGGCTACTTTAAAAAGAGATTTAATTAAATGGGAAGCTAAAAGCGAAAAAAATAAGGAGAGCGCATTAATACGTTGGAATAAAAGTAATGCAAACGAATGCGAACGCATAGAACGCAATGCGAAACATGCCGATAGTGTAAGTGATAGTGTAAGTGATATAAAAGTAAATAACAACCTATCGGTTGATTGGGTGGCTCTTTTAAAATTCTTTAACGATGTAACGGGTAGAAGTTTTAAAGTAGTATCTGCTAAAGCTAAGAAACAAATAAAAGATAGATTGAAAGAAGGCTATTCCAAAGAAGATTTAGTAACAGCTATAAACAACTGCTTTAACGATAAGTATCATCAAGATAACCGACACTTTTTAACATTAGAATTTATAAGCAGGAGTGATAAGATGGAAAAGTTCGCAACTGATTGCTTAAAGCCAAAATTAAAACAAGATAGATTATAAACCACTAAAAAATAAAATTATGATAAATTTAATTAATGGTGATTGCTTAGAACTGATGAAAAAAATACCAGATTGTAGCGTAGATGCCATAATTACAGACCCTCCATACGGTACAACTGCTTGTAAGTGGGATTCAGTTATTGATTTTAAACTTATGTGGGAGCAGTTAAATAGAATTATAAAGCCGAACGGTACGATTGTTTTATTTGGAAGTGAGCCATTTAGTAGTGCTTTAAGAATGAGTAATATTAAGAATTACAAGTATGATTGGAAATGGAACAGGATGCAAGGTAGCGGTTTTTTAAATAGTAAAAAAAAACCATTAACAAGCTATGAGGATATAATAATATTTAATAATACAAAATTAGGAAAACACACATATAACCCACAATTAGAAAAAAAAGACATATTAAAAATAAGACCCATAGGAAACAGAAAGCCACAAAATAAATCAACTTACGGAGATCATAATGGTCAATTATCAAAAGAATATGATAACACGAAATCTTATCCAAAAGACATTATAAACTCTTCTTCTAAACAAAAAGAATGTAACAGTATAAACAGAGTACACCCAACACAAAAACCCGTTTTATTAATGGAATACTTAATTAAAACCTACACAAACGAAAACGAAACCGTTTTAGATTTTACAATGGGAAGTGGCTCAACTGGAGTGGCGTGTGTAAATACTAACCGTAATTTTATTGGAATAGAAATGGACGACAATTATTTTAAAATAGCTGAGGAAAGAATAAATCAATCTCAATTAAAAATCTTTTAATAAATTTAACTTATGAGCTGGAGAATAGAAAATAACACTAAACGAATATACAACGTTTTTAAGCGTTCTAAATCTCAAATATATAGTGAAGATATAGAAGCGTTAAAAGATGTCTTAAATCACATAGAGGAAGGCAAAAAACAGGTGTCAATAGATAATATTCTTTTCTTAAAACTATTATCTATACATTTATTGCAAAATTTAGATTATTATGGCAATATTAAGGGAGCTGTAAAAGAGTGTGGTAAACTATTAAACCAACCTTTAAATCATCATATAGAAAAACTTAGAATTTCCCTAAATTATTTAGAAGTAAAGGAATACGTTGACAATTTAAGAATGGAGGAATACAATGACCCTGAGATATTAGATAAATTAAATAAAGAATGGAGTTATAAAGTCGTAGAAAACAGCCTTTACAATAGCTGTAATGATTTTATAAAGGACGTTGAAAATTATAAGTAACTACCTGGTAACCGCTATAAATGTATTACAAAAATATGAAAACACTTAAAAAAGTTGAAATTGAACCATTATTTGTAGAATTTATTCCAGAGTTATTAGAGCAAAATAAGTTCTATATTTCTGAAAAGTACAAAACAGCAACTCATATTTGCCTATGTGGTTGTGGTAAAAAGGTAATCACTCCATTAATTACTCCTCAATTTTGGAATATGAAAAAAGAAAACAACGGAACTATCTCGTTAACTCCAAGCGTAGGGAATTACAATTTACCTTGTAAATCACATTATATAATTACCAAGAATGTTGCTAATTTTTGTTGAGAAAACGAAAATAGATCAATTTGCTATAACAGTAGTATAGGCGCGGTTTTAATTGCGCTTATACTAAGTTAATATAAATTATAAATAAATAACTATGGATTTTAATTTTAATGAATTAGACAATAAAGTAGAAGATGTTATTAAATTAGATTTTAATAAAATACTAAAAGACAGTTATATTGACCCAGCAGAGGAAATTAAGCCTCAGCCTGTAGCGGTTAGTATAGGATCATCTATTTACAAAGGAAATAGCTATCCAATTCCTTTTGGTTCGTACGGTGATATTTCATGCATTGTTGGAGCTTCAAAAAGCAGAAAGACTTTTTTTAAATCTATGATAATAGCAGGTTATTTAGGCGGTAATTCTAATAATCTTAATCCCTCTATAATAGGTCATAATACAAGGGATAAATATGTTATTGAATTTGATACTGAACAGTCTAAATATCACACGCAAAGAGTTGTAAGAAGGGTTTGTGATATGGTAGGTACTAATTCAGATTTATATAGAACTTTTGCTTTAAGGGGTTATTCTCCTAAAGAAAGATTTGAGTTTATAGATTGGATTGTTTACGAAAGTGAATTTAAGAATAATATAGGCTTAATGTCTATTGATGGATATGTTGATCTTGTTACTGATTTTAATAATTTAGAGCAATCTACAGGACTAACAGACAAGTTATTACAGTGGACTGCTATAAAAGGATTAGAAGACGTTAATCAAATGCATTTAACGGGTATTTTGCATAAGAACTTTGGAACATCTAAACCTGTAGGACACGTGGGTAGTAGTGTTTTAAAAAAGGCTGAAACAGTTGCTTTTTTAGAAAATGATAAAGAAAGCGGTAATACATTAGTTACTTGCGAATACAGCAGGAATTTAGCGTTTAAAGACTTTACTTTTGCAGTTAATGATGATTGGCTACCATACGAGGTTCAAGATAATGTTTTTAATAATTTGCCTTATAATAAAAATGCATCAATAAAAGCAAGTTTTTAATTTAAACAATAGGTTTATTTAAATAATGTATTATCTTTGATAAAAAAAATATTATGAAACTAATATCAATGACGGATTTTGTTGTGGGAGCTTTAGGTTTTAAAAAATCTATGTATTATGAATATAATGTAAACGACAATGACAAAGCATTAAGTAAAATAGAAAACTACTCTAAATTTCTTAAACAACCACTTACTTTAGGAATGTTTGTGCCTTGTGATTTAGATGGTAATTTACTAGAGTATCCAGATCATAATTATAACTCTATGGAATATATGGATGAATTTGATGTTTACAACGAAGCAAAAAACCGTGTTTTATTTGAGGGTTTTAATGAAACAATATGTCAAGGAAAAACTTATTTACATAATGATAGTTTTGGTAGTGTTTTTATAGACAAAAATTGGGTTATAAGACACTGTTTTGTAGAAGATTTAATAGGAGTAGAATTAACCAAATCAGCAATTTAAATAATATGAAAGCAAAATTAATTTTTACAGATGAATCACAGTGTTACCAGCAACTAATGCTATTAGGTGCGGTAAGATATAAAAGAAAAGGTAATGAAGTTACTGCATTAGATATTAATGGTAAAAAGATTATAACAGCAGTAATAAGATGAAATTATTAGTAAAAAAAACTAATGGAGGTTTGAAGCCTTGTTACGATACAGACTATGAAATTTATAGTAAGATACAGATTAATGAAGAATTTGTAATAGATTACAAAAAGAAGCGTAATACTAAATTTCACAGAAAGTTCTTCGCATTGTTAAAGCTGTTTTATGAAAACCAAGATGTTTATAATAACATAGAGGACCTAAGACTAGACTTAATCAAAGAGTCTGGTAGATTTAAAGAAGTTACAAATATATTTACGGGAGAAGTTTTTAAAAAAGCCAATTCAATTTCTTTTGGTTCTATGGATGAAATAACATTTAGTGAATTATATGAAGATTGCAAAACAATTATCTGTAAACATTTAGGAATAGGCAAAGAATCGATAGAAGAAGAAATACATCAATACTATTAATTATGATAAATATAACAAATGAATGTAATATGTCTTTAATGGCAAGATTCCCTGACAATTATTTCGATTTGGCAATAGTTGATCCGCCTTATGGGATTGGAGCTGACAAGGAGAAACATAGTGGTAAAACAAAAACATGGAAAGGAAAAACAAAAAAAGGTTATATTTCTAAAAACTGGGATTCTAATATACCTAATAAAGAATATTTTACAGAATTAAAAAGAGTTTCTAAAAATCAAATAATATGGGGAGCTAATTATTTTGGATTAATTGGAGGTTATATATTTTGGAATAAAAAAGAAACAATGCCGACCTACTCAAAAGGAGAACTTGCGTGGACTTCGCTGTTTTTAAGATGTGATTTAGTAGAGCTGCTTTGGGCAGGATATAAAAAATGTGAGCAAACCGATAGAATACACCCAACTCAAAAACCCGTAAAGCTTTACGAATGGCTTTTAATAAACTACGCAAAAGAAGGAGATAAAATTTTAGATACTCATTATGGCTCTGGAAGTCACGGAATAGCTTGTCATAATCTAAAATTTGATTTAACCGCTTGTGAAATTGACCCTGATTATTACAAAGACTCGTTAATTCGTTTACACAATCACCAATCACAATTAACGATGTTCTAATGAAATTAAAGTCTTGTAAAGTATGCAAAGAAAAGTTTGAGCCTATACAATTTGCACAAAATGTATGTAATTACAAATGTGCTATCATTCACGCAAAGAATTTAAAGTCAAAGAAAGAAGCAAGCGAATGGAAGGTAGAAAAAGCCGTTTTAAAGAAAAGTTTAAAAACTTTGGGACAATATGAAGCAGATGCAAAGAAATCGTTTCAAAAGTGGATTAGATTACGTGACACAGGAAAGCCTTGCATATCTTGCGGTAAGATCACAAATGAAATGGATGCAGGTCATTTTAAAAAAGCAGAAATTTACAGCGGAGTTATATTTAACGAAATGAATTGTCACAGCCAGTGTCGAAAATGCAACCGCTTCCAAAACGGTAACGAACTTAATTATCGTCTTGGATTGATTGAAAGATATGGTTTGGATTACGCAAATAACATTGAAAAGTTAGCTAATCAAACAAGACAATATAAGTTTAGCAAAGAAGAATTAATAGCAAAAAAAATACAATACGAAATTAAATTTAAACAAGAAAATAGATGAAAAATAAAACAAACTTACAAAGGATCACTAGAATAATGAATTTTTTACACGCAAGAGGTTTAAACTCAGAAAGGGTAAATAAAGTTTACCGCAAGATAATTAAATGCAAATGTTAAATAAATCATAATGTTTTTAATAAAAGTATTGTTTATATAAATGTTATTTGTATTTTTGTTAGAGGTTTCGGCTTTGTGCAGGCTGAAATTCAAGAGTAATAATCCAAATGAAAAAATAACTTAAAATTATGACTAAAAATACTAATAAATCACAAATACTAAGATTGCTCAAAACTGTTTTTATAAGATGTACGGATTATTAACTATAAATATTATTAAAATGAAATTAGATGACATTGCTAACTTATTATCAGAAAAAATTAACCAACAACATTATATAAAACATTATTTGAATAATGTGTTTATAAATGGATTTCAAAAAGGCGCAGAGAATAGCGATTTATTTGCAATTGCTTTTTATGAATGGCGTGCAAATTCTGTTATAAAAAATATCGATCAATACACAAATAAAGAAGCTTTAGATATTTACAAAAAACATCTTACAGAAACGAAAGCGTAGTATATTATATAACTAGTAAATAAAGTCAATTCAATAAATTAAAATAATATGACAGAAAATAACAAAGCAGGTAGAAAAAAAATAGAATATAATCAAAAGGCTTTACAAAAAAAAGTACCTTCTGATATTTACAAAGAATGTATGAAGTGGTTAAATGAACAAGTAAAAAGGTATCAATTAAATAATAAATAGTTATGAAAAAAGATTTAGTAATAATTTTCGGTATAGTTGCTTTAGTATTAATAACAATGCACTTATTAGGTGCTA